AGGTAAGGAAGGATTAGTAAAAGGATTAACAGATATAATCACAAAGGGATTAAATGAGTTAGATATTACAAAACGTCCAATTCATTGTAGTGATATAAAACGTGAAACTTTATATATAAAAGAAGAGGATAAATGGATAAAAGATGATAAAGACAAGTCAATGGTATCACACGCAATAAGGAAAGTGAAACGTGATGCGGATAAATTCTTTCCAAAATGGTTGGAGCAACACCCAAATTGTTGGGAGCAAGAAAGTCCTTATCATGAACAATATATGACAATGGTAACAAATAGATTTGGAAAAGGGGAGGAAAATTTCCAAGAAAAGAATACAAAAAAGGTAATAAAAAATATAGCAAAGGAAGTAATTGTTGATAAAGAAAATAATGAAAATGAATAAATAACATATAAATAGTATAAATAGAATATATATATGTTATTATGATAGTTAACTTATTTTCAAAAAATCAAATAAATAAAAAAAAAATAGATATTATATCAAATATATTATTAGTATTAGTGTATTCATTAACTTACATAAATTGTTTATATGACTATAATTATAAATTAAATTTGCAACTATTATCAGGATATATTTTTTTTGATTTATTCTTTCTTCCAATGAAGCGTATGGATTTAATAATCCATCACATATTAACATTAATGAATATTTATTATGCTTTTTATTATAATATAGATTTAATAAATAATTTTCATTTAACAAAACAAATTTTATTATTAGAAATAAGCAGCATATTTTACGGGTTAAAAGAAATAGTAGAAAATAAAAGTTTAAATAAAATATTCCAATTATTATTTGTATTTTTTTTTATGAAAATAAGAATATATGATTATTCATTAAATATATTAACAGATATAGAAATATTTGATTCATATGATAAAGGAATAATACAATTTTATTGGCAATATTCTTGTATTTATGGATTGCATTTTTTACAAATATATTGGGGGTGTATAATTATAAAGGAAATGACATCAGGAGTCTTTAAAAACTTACCACTTTACAAAGGTGAATATATTTTAAAATATACATATGTATTTAATTTGATAACAACAATATTAAGTTATTATTACTTTTTAGAAACAGATGAAAAATTATTAATATATGGAAAATATGCTTTTATAGATATATTTGGAAATAGTTTAATATTAGTAAGTTCATATTATTTTCATAATAATTGCAATAAAAATTTAATTGAATATAATAGTAATACTATTACTATTGATAGTAAGCATAAAAAATATTTAATGTTTGACATAAGTTGTATAAATATTAGAATGTTATGTCAAATTATCACACATACATACATGCATGAGATTCAAATCCAAGAAATAAAAAATAATATATATGCTTTTATAACAATATGTATATTGCAATTGGCATCAATTGATACAATTTATTACATATATATAAAAAATTGTAAAAAAAAGTTTTCGGATTTAACAAGTAATTTTTTATTATTTTTAATGTCAATACCAGCAATAATAACATTATTAGCATCTTCAAATAATATTTTTGAAATAAATACAATATTGAATACATATATATATGTATATTTTTTGATTTGTTTAGAATTAGTAGAACCTTTTTATAAAAATACTCAAATATTCCTTCATTTGGCATTGTGTTTAGCAAATTATAAAATGGCACTTAATAACACATATTATATAAGAAACAATTAATATGAAAAAGATATATTAATAATTATAATAGTATAAATTATTAAAATATACGTTCAGTAAAAATAATGAGAAATTATAAAAAAGAATGTCAATAAAGTTAAAATATGGAAATATAATATTTGTTTTAAAATATAGAAAATATTTGAATGTCGGTGCTTGAAGAAAATATTCAAAAATGGGTATTATTAGACAATAAATTACGTGAATTGAATGAAGCAACAAAAAAATACAGAGAACAACGTAAAAAGTATGAAGAACATATTCAGTTACAAGTAAATAATAACGATAAATTAAAAAATGCTACAGTAAAAATAACAGACGGGAAATTATTATTTAGTGAAGTTAAATCATCAACGCCTTTAACGTATAAATTCATTGAAAATTGTTTAAATGATATTATAAGAGAAAAAAATACAGTAGAAAAAATAATAGAACATATAAAGAATTCACGTGAAACAGAAAGTAAACCAACAATTAAAAGATACTATAATTAATACAATAATGATTGTTGAATTATTGATAATCTTTGGTCATAATCTAATATTTTAACAAATTCTCTTTTATTATCAAATATAAATTTATTAGTTACTCTTTTATCTAATAAATACCAAAATGTATTAATCATAATTTTTGATGTCATATTTTGATTGATAATAATTAAATTTTTTAAATTAAATGACTCAGTGCTGTTTAAAAACTCTACAATTTTATAGCCAACTTGTCTTGCGTATAAATGTTTTAAACCAAAACCAGCACAATCAAATATCCAAATCCAAGGTTTATTTAAATTTTTTAATTCTAAACACATATGTTTTACAATACCTTCTGCGTCATCATATTCTTTAGCACTTGCTGGACATGTATAATAGTATTTTTCAAACTCATTCTCCGTTAATAAATGAAATGAATGTGAACGAGGGTCATAAAAACACTTTTCACATGTTTCTGCAATATTAACGTTTTTATCCATTATAATAGTTTTATAATAGTTTTATTTTTAATTAATAAAAAAAGTATAATTATAAATAAATTTTATTTCAAATTTCCCTATATGCGTCTATATATTTGTGTATTTCATCATACATATTTTCATTTAATTTATATTTTGCTAAAATAAATATTGTTTCACGTATTTCTGGTTCTTCAATATGAATAGTTTTTATCAGATTATTTGTAATAGTCAAACTAGATTCATATACATATTTTTTGTAATTATGATAACGCTGTGTAAGAATACAAATACTGGTGTTACCATGTTTATTAGTTGTAATTGAAAATAATTTACCTTTCTCAAATTTTATAAAATTATTTGATTTATCACCATAACTATCAATATAAGTAATTTTAATGTTTCTATTATAATATTTAGAATAATCAACTTTGCTTGTTGGTTTCCACATTTTTTAGATTAAAGTTTATATTATTAAATAATTCAATAATATAAATCAATTTTTTATTATTTATTTTTTTCATTTTCATCCATTAGCATAATTGCCATAGCAGAATAATTATGAAGATCAATTAATGTATCACGCATTGTTTCATCGTCGACACAACGCAAACTATTTTTGTCAACACTCATTATTCGACTTAGTTTATCTTGAAGTCTAACAAGAACGCCAATTGTTCCATAATTAGCAAAAGCATCTCCATAATCTTTATTTTTTTTCAAAAAAAGTTGTAAACCTTCAAGATGAACTTTTTTATATTGAATTTCACGTTTATTTTCATTATCCATTTCTATTATAGTGTAAATAAAAAACTTTATATAAGTTTAAAAAATTATATAAAGTGATAGCTCCAACTGGGATTTGAACCCAGGATCTTCTCCTTACAAGGGAGACGCCTTACCCCTTGGCCATTGGAGCAAAAATAGAAATAGTGGTATTATACTACTTCTATATTAGAATATAGAATGTCTTTATATCATTTTTCTTAAAATTTTTCAGCATATTTAATTCCTTTGTGAAAAGCAAAATAAAGACCTGCAAAAACAACACTTTTGAGAATATATCCACTTAAATTCATATTTCCATCAGAATGAAAGAAACTTTTGAAATTTTTCACAAACCAAGTATTAACAACTGGAAGATGAAATAAAAAATATAATAAAGCAACAATAATAGGTAATTGTAATTGTTCATATAATGTTTCTAAAGACGATTGACGATTTTCCTCTTTTCTTTTATTATCTATTATATTTTCATATTCTTCGTATTCATTAATATAATTTTTATGTTCTGGAACATAATTAGGTTGTGCTGTTACATCTTCTCTATTTGATTGTTGAGGTATATCACGTGATGGTAAATCAAAAGCATTTGATGTTGCTGCCATCTGTTCCATTGATTTTAATATAGAACTAACATCACTGGGGTCTTGTTGTGATTGAGGCATTTGCGGTGGTAAAGGTAATGTATTAGAATTACCTTGATTACCTTGATTACCTTGATTACCTTGATTACCTTGATTTTGTAAATTTTGCATTACTTCACTATAATTTTGTGGTGTTTCTGTAACAACATTTGTTTGATTAGATGTTATAGGTTGTTGTTGACTTTGCATTTGTGGAATACTTGCATTGGGAATTTGTGAAATATTGGATACATTCATAGATATATTTTGCGGTTGTGCAGGTTGTTGAGGATTTCCTACACTAGGTAAATCACTAATGCTTGTACTATTTATTTCAGCATTCATAATTATAACCTTCTTTAATTTATTATTAAATAAAGATTATGAAACAATTACGCAATTATTCAGCATAATTAACTACATTTTTTGTACATTTTGTAGGTTTTAAAATATATTCATAGCAATCATTATCGTGTTTAATTATTTTTTTTTCAACTTCGGTATAAGGTGCTGCATATTTAACAACACAATTTTTTCCTTTACAAGACGCTCTAAAAGCAGCTGCTAAACCGAAACCTAAAATGATTGAAATAATTATTTTACCATCTGGTGTATGTATTTTTTTTAAGAAATTCATTATTTATATATATATATATTCTAAATATAATATAATATGGAATTTAATTTAAACGAAACATATATTAAACCACCACCAATTAGTCCAACTGGTGTTGATAATATAAATAATAATTTTAATAATGAAAAAAAAATAATAAGTATGGAAGATGATGCGAATGAGTTAATAGAAAAAATAGAGAAAATAATGAAAGAAAATAAAAATAATGATGATGAATTATTAATAAATGAATATTATAAATATTTAATTATACTAATTAATGTAAATAAAAATATTTGCTCTGCTCAAAAGGTTAGAGTTAGTGGTTTAAATAATCAACTTATAACAGAAGAAACAATAAAAGGTGATTGCGAAGATTTCGTTAAAATGATGAGTGATTTAAATAAAATAATTTTGATTAAAGATAATAAAATAATCATAAAAGAACTAAAAGAAATGGTTACACGTTATAAATATAATTTTTTTTTTGAAAAAAAAAACATAGACATAGATATTGGTTCTAAAGTTAAAGTAAAAAAACATAGAGACAATAATGAAGGAACAATAATTGGAAAGAAATATCTATATGATATTAAATATGATAATGGCAACACATTAGAAACAAATAATACTTTAATAAAACATAATTATGAAATAAAATTTAATAAAGGTGGAAAAAATAAAAAAAAAACAAAAAAGAAATAAAAAAAAAAAAAAAAAAAAAAAAAAAAAAAAAAAAAAAAAAAAAAAAAAAAAAAAAAAAAAAAAAAAAAAAAAAAAAAAAAAAAAAAAA